TTAAATGGCGTACTGTATGTGTATCTAACTCCTGATTTAAATGCTCAGACTAACTTAGAGTTGCACATTGTTGCTCAGATGCCTTTAGATGATTTGACCAGTGCATTAGGAGTTCCAGACTTTCCTAATGAGTGGATGAACTGTTTAATGTGGAATCTTGCTGACCAACTGTCTCTTGAGTACGGTGTTCCTATGAACGCTAGACAAGAGATTGCCAATCGAGCAAGTACGTACAAAACCATGTTGTCTGATTGGGATGTAGAAGCTTCTAGCACATTCTTTTCTCCTGATTTTAGATCTACAAACAACAACTCCTATGGGCAGTAATTATGGCTACCTTGCGTATTCCTCTTACTCAACCAATAGAATCTCGCAACGGGACGTTTGCTAAAGACTCGTATTCTTCTAATTGCTTTTTTGAAACAAGAGATCAAAAACGAGAGTTTGTTAAACGCCCTGGCCTTGTGTCTGTTAAACAGATTGTGTCTGTTACACCCCCTGCATATACCCCAAGCCAAGGGCTAGTAGAATTTAACAACAAGCTTATTGCTGTTATTAATAACACGGTGTATCAGATTAATCCTAGCAGTTCTTTTGCAGTAACAAATTTAGGAACTACGTCAACATCAACTAGCCAAAGTTATTTTGCCAAGACATTTTTAGATGCCAACCTGTTCTTTCACAATAAAGTAACTGGCTACCTATTAAATCAAGCAGGTTCATTTGTAGCTACAGCTACTTTACCTACAGCACCCTACGTGCCTGGGGTTGTGGCTTTAAATAACTATATATTTCTTGGTACAACTACCAATCGTATATACAACTGTGATGTTGGTGATGCAACTACTTGGAATTCTTTAAACTACATAAGTTTCGAACAAACATCAGACACACTTGTTGGCATTGTCAGACACTTAAATTATCTTGTGGCTTTTGGTAATTCTAGTACTCAATTTTTTTATGATGTTGCCAATGCTACTGGCTCTCCTTTGGGAGTAGCCACAAGCTATTCTTCTGAAGTTGGTTGTGTTAATGGAGACAGTATTGTTGCCACTAGTAACACTGTGTTGTGGGTAGGTTCTGGCAAATCTTATGGACGAGCTGTATATATTATGGACGGTGTGTCTCCTGTTAAAATTTCTACAGCTAATATAGACCGACATCTAACAGCTGATGGGCTTAGCGAAGTATCTGCTTATTGCTATACTATTAATGGACACAGTCTTTACATATTAACTTTATATACCACTAACCAAACTCTTGTATACGACATCAATGAAAAGATGTGGTATACCTGGACTCAATACTCTATACAAAGTAGTAACCAAGCTAATCCTGGTACATATCAAGAATCTTATTTTCGTCCTGCATTTTATGCAGAAGTTTTAAATGTTCCATATATTTTAGACGATGATACTGCAACTTTATACACTTTAGGTGTAGATACATACCAAGATAATGGACAAGCAATTTATTGTAGAACAGTCACAGACATCCTAGACAACGGAACTACCAAACGTAAGTTCTATGGAAGGTTAGAGATCCTTGGTGATAAAGTTGCTGGTACTATGCAAGTACGTCACACTGGGGATGACTACAACACTTGGTCAAATTACAGGTCTATTGATCTTAATGCTTCTAGATCAGAAGTTTATTTAAGCGGTGCTGATAGGCGTAGAGCTTGGGAGTTCTTGTGTAGCAGTAATGTTGCTCTTCGTTTAGATACTGCTGAAATAGACTTTAGGATAGGTGAAATGGACCAAGAGCAAGAAGTTGGTGGTGGACGTTACAGGAGATAATCTTGGACCAAATTGTAGAAGCTATTAATTCTGTTGCTACTAAAGAAAGCTTTGACCTCCGTACTACAGATAGTAAACTAGCTTTGGCTAAAGCGTTGATGAATGAGGAGCAAACTCCTAATTCTATTGTCCACAGATTTGGTGGAGGTTTATATATTCGAGAAGCCCACTATCCTAAAAACACAATGATTGTGGGTCAGGAACATCTCTCAGAGCATATGAATGTGCTGCTTAAAGGTAGCATCAATGTTATTGATGGAGATGGTCAAGTTCAAACTTTGGTAGCTCCACACATGTTTGTTGCTAAAGCTGGTAGTAAAGTTGGCTTTACTTTAGAGGACGTTGTGTGGCAAAATATCTATGTTACTAATAACACAGATGTTCAATACCTTGAGTCTGTGTTGTTCAAGTCTCCAGATATTCTTAAGCAACATCAACAAGAAAAACTGCTTAAAGAATATCCGCTGCATGAAGAAGATCGACAAGACTTCTTGCTAATGGTTGAAGAGTCTGGGTGGACTCTAGAAGACATTGAGTTAGCTTCTAAACACAGAGAAGATTGCATTCCTTTTCCAGATGGTAGTTACAGTATATGTACTGGAGACTCACCTATAGAAGGTAAAGGAATGTTTTCTACTGCTGTGATTAAACAAAACAGCATCATTGCACCTATGAGACTTGGTGGTTGTAGAACCCCTGCGGGGTATTTAATTAACCACTCTAAGACTCCTAATGCAGTAGCTTTTACAAACAGTCTTGGAGATATGTTCTTAGTAGCATTACGAGATATAAGTGGCATGGTAGGCGGTGATCTAGGTGAAGAAATAACTCTAGACTATCGACAAGCTATGCAAGTAAATAATCTTTGGAGAGGGGATAAAAAATGTCTGCTGGAATCTCATTAGCAACTGTTGCTACTACTGTAGGTATTGCCGCAGGTGTTAACGCACTTACTGGCGGTGGAGTAAGTAGAGCTATTGGAGTTGGTCCAGGGACTGCTGCTACTGGTGCTGAAGCACAAGCTGCTGCTGATCCTTTTGCTCCTTATAGAAGTAATCTTGCTTCTATGTATAGTGGTGCTTTAACTACTGGTAGCACATTAGACCCTACCAAAATGCCAGGATATAGTCAATTTCAAAGTGGTGTACTAGATCCTGCTATGGAAGCTTCTAAACGTTCTGCATCAAAGTCGGGAATGTTGTACTCTGGTAATGAACAAATAGATCTTCAAGGTATCGGACAAAGAGGCTACTATGGCTTTATGACCGACTATCTCAATCGACTTGCTGTGGGTTCTGGTGCAGGGGCTGCACCATCTGAAGCAGCTAGACTTGGTTTAGCCCAATCTAGTTCAAACCAAGCTGGCTTTATGCAGGGTTTAGGTGCTCTTTCTACAGGTCTTTCTGGTCTTGCTGGGCAATATAGTGGTACTGGTACTGGCGCACAAATGAACGTACCGTATGGATACAACGATCTAGGATTTAGTCAGTATGAAAGTGGCTACGGTATTGGTAGTGGCGGTATGGGTGCGGTTGACACTGTTAATTATGGCGGTGCTTATGGCCCCCCTATTCGTTAAGGATTAAGTCATGGCATATCTAATGACCGATGCGGCTGCTGGCGGACAAGCAGCTTTACAGCTTCAGCAAAGTATGGCTGCTGCACCTTATGTGCAACAACAAACTGATGCTGCTGTTGAACAAACACAACTCAAACTACAACAAGATCGTCTTAAACTAGAACAAGATCGTCTTAAAGCTTCCTATGCTCCAGAAGCATTAGCTTTACAAGCTCAACAAGACCAACAGACTTTAGAAAAAATTAGGTTAAGTAACTTGGTTACTGATACTAATTTTAAATCTTCTGAAGCATCTAAAGCTAGTCTCAAAACTTTATCAGAGACTGTTGAATTTAAAGCTGCTAGTGATCCTGAAAAGCTGCGTATGGCAGCTATGCTTGATGCTCAGTCTGGAAATGTTGAAAATTTAAAAACAAACTTAGCTGCTGCTGAGTTACTTGAAGCAAGACAAATAGCTGTTAAACAAAAACAACTAGATCAACAAGCTCAAGAAGTAGGCAATGCTTATGGTGTTATTGCTGCACTGGCTGATGATAGGGTACAAGAGTTTGTAGATCGTCTTCCAGAAGCCAATAAAAAAGCTCTTGTCTCTCAGATTGGAGAAGCAAACTGGAGCAACATGACTGGTGCTGAAAAGAAAGAAGCAGCCAAGAATCTTATGCTTAATGCCAAGGGGCAGATGGCTACACAACTAAAAAATATTGAGATTGAAAAAGCTAAAGTTCTTGCTGCATCTCGTGAACGCATAGAAACTATTCGTCAAAATGGTATGCTTAATCGCAGGATGGTTGGCAGTGATTCTACTGATAGTGATAGCAAAGAAGATCGTTTAGCTTGGACTGCTTACAACAGGGCTATAGAATCTGTTTCAAAATCTGCTAAAAAACCTCTAGAACTTTTAGATAAAAATGTATCTGATGCTGAAGCTAAGCTTGATAGAACTTGGTTCTTTGATGCTGCTGAAAAAGCTAACTATCAAAAAGCTGTTACAGAGCGTGATAATTTTAAACGTGACCAAATTAAAAAAGAAATTACTTTAACTACCACTGCTCCTAACTTTCCAGGTAAGGATAGCATCTTAGACAATCTTAAAAAAGAACTTGAGTTGTACGGAGGAGCAACACCCATTGACATTGAAGATAAATCTACTGGTAGCAAAGCAGTTGAAGGAAAGATTCCTTCTTCTGCTAAAGAAAAATCTAAGGGGGGTGGCGCTGCTGCTACTAGTAACAACCAACCTCCCCAACTAACTCCAGAGCAAAATCAAGCGGCTATTGATAGGGCTAACAAAGCTATTAAGGAGGGGGCTAATCGTGAAAAAGTTTTAGAACGGCTTAAAGCAGCTGGTGTTAAGTTCAAGTTCCAGGAGTAATGTATGGCTACTGACATTTCTTTTGACGATCTTATCCCAACCAAACAACGAGGATCATCAACTCCAAGTAAAGGGACAAACATTTCTTTTGATGATTTGATCCCAAGCAAAGCAAGTTCTTCCAAAGAAGCTAATATTTCTTTTGATGATTTGATACCTAAAGAACCAGAAGCTAGACCTTCAACTACTCCTATTATTGAGGGTGAGGGTGGTGCTGCTTTT